AAATAAAACAACAGACAGATACTAACATTAGTAACGGTACATTTACCCAACAACAATTTGACGACATTAAAGAAAAAATGTTAAATGCAGTTGTTAAAATACTATAATAAAAAGAAAAATTGACTTTTGCATATATTTATTAATAAAAAAGTTATGAATATTAAAAATCTTTTAGATAACTACCTAATGAAAGATACACGAATTACTGAACGTGAAGCGGGTAATGGTTACAAAGAAGTTTGTGACTTAGATACAGGTGATTGTTATACCGTAAGAATGAGAGACGGTCTTATTGAAAGAGTTGATAATACTATGAATGTTAATAGAACTCTTAAAGTTGAAACGCCAAGTGGGGTGAAAACTCTCCTTAATGGTTAAAAAAAAATACTATGAACAAAAATAATAGACTATTAAAAGAAATTGAGCAGTATAATAAGATTAATAATTATATTGCGGAACAATTCGATACTGCGACACCTGAACAGGGTGGTGAAACACCTGAAGCTCCTGTAGATGATATGGGCGCTGATACAGAAGCAGAAACTATACCTGAGCCTGTAGATGTTTCATCTGACCCAGATGTTGAGGTTGTTGACGATACTGAAGGTGATGTACAAACGGATGTTACAAATTCTGAACCAACTGAAGAAAGTGGTACAGAAGAATTAGATATTACTGATTTAGTTACTTCACAGAAAGACATTCAATCAAAACAAGATGAGTTCATGAATACTATGTTTGAAAAACTTTCTGATTTGGAAAGTAAGTTAGGTGCTATGGATTCAATTTTTGATAAGATTAATTCTATTGAGAATAAAATTGAAAAGTATAGACAAAAAAGTCCTGAGGAAAAATTACAACTAAGAAGTTTAGATAGTTACCCATACAATCAAAAATTAAGTGATTTTTTCATGGATAAGCAAGATGAATTTGAAGCTACCGGAAAAAATGAGTATATTTTAACTTCAGACGAAGTAGAAAACTATTCACCAAACGAAATAAGAGACACTTTTAATAAATTTGAACAAGACGATAATCAGTTCTAATTTTTTAAGAAATATTTTTTCAGAAAAGACCACTTCGGTGGTCTTTTTTTATTTACTACTGTTTGACTTATTACAATGTTTGATTATTATTAATGGACGATAAAAGAGATAAACTACTAAATTTAAAAAAAAAGAAAAATGAGTAATTCAAGTTTAGACGCAGTACTAGCACAGTACGAAAAAAACACCACATCAATGGGTGGTGGGACAGGGATGTCACAAGATGAAAGAATGAAGAAGTATTTTACTACTATTCTTCAAAAAAATGAAAAAACAGGTCAGAGAAGAGTTAGAATTCTTCCTACTTCTGATGGTTCATCACCATTCAAAGAGGTATGGTACCATGAACTACAAGTGAATGGTCAGTGGATGAAACTTTATGACCCAGGAAAAAATGACGGAGAGCGTTCACCTTTGAATGAAGTTTACGAAGAATTGATTTCAACAGGTAAGGCTTCAGACAAAGAATTGGCTCGTCAGTACCGTTCTCGTAAATTTTACATTGTAAAAGTAATCGACAGAGACCGTGAAGAAGACGGTGTTAAGTTTTGGAGATTTAAGGACAATTACAAACAAGAAGGTATTTTGGACAAAATCATTCCAATTTGGAGACAAAAAGGTGATGTTACAGATGCTGAAAAAGGTCGTGACCTTATTGTTGAGTTAACAAAGGCTAAAACACCCGCAGGTAAAGAATACACAATCACTCAAACGATTATGTATGATGACCCAACACCACTTCATGACGATTCTTCTATAATGAAAGAGTGGATGGAAGATGAGTTGACTTGGGCTGATGTCTATTCAAAAAAACCTGTAGAATATTTGGAAGCGGTGGCTCGTGGAGAAACACCTGTATGGGATAGTGAAGCTAAGAAATACGTTTATGGTGATAGTGAAACTTTTGAAATGACTATGGGTGGAACTAAATCACCTGAAAAGTCTCAAGACCCACAGGATAATATGGAGGTAGACGAAGACCTACCATTCTAAAAAACTAACATGATGGTGCAGGCAATGTCTGCACCATCTTTTATATTATTTAAAAAATATGGCAATTAAGAAAAAAGATTTCAGTAGTATTAAAAAGAAGTTCTCAACTTCTGCCAAATTCAAACCTCAGAGGTTTTTTGATTTGGGTAAAGATTTTTTGGATGCTGTTGGTGTTCCTGGACCGGCTATGGGTCATTTAAATATGTTCTTGGGACATAGTGATACAGGTAAAACCACTGCGTTGGTTAAGACTGCCGTTGATGCACAAAAGAAAGGTATTTTACCTGTTTTTATTATTACTGAACAAAAATGGTCTTTTGAACACGCAAAACTAATGGGTTTTGAATGTGAAGAAGTTGTCGATGAATCAACTGGTGAATTAGATTGGGATGGATTCTTTTTATTCAATAATAATTTTGAATATATTGAACAAATTACAGACTACATTAATCAGTTGTTGGATGCCCAAGAAAAGGGTGAATTAGAATATGATTTATTATTCTTATGGGATTCTGTAGGTTCAGTGCCCTGTAAGATGACCTTTGAGGGTAAGGGAGGTAAACAACACAACGCAGCAGTACTTGCAGACAAGATTGGTATGGGTATTAATCAAAGAATATCGGGTTCAAGAAAATCTGAATCACAATATGAAAACTCTCTTGTTATTGTAAATCAACCTTGGGTTGAGTTACCTGACAATCCATTTGGTCAACCCAAAATTAAGGCTAAAGGTGGAGAAGCAATTTGGTTGAACTCGTCTTTGGTATTTTTATTTGGTAATCAAAAAGGTGCGGGAACCACTAAGATTTCTGCAGTAAAAGACAAAAGAAAAGTTAAGTTTGCAACAAGAACCAAAGTATCTGTTATGAAAAACCACATTAATGGTTTGGGGTATGAAGATGGAAAAATTCTTGTTACAGCTCACGGTTTCTTAGCGGGTAAAGACCCTGCGGAAGAAAAAAGTTCTATTGAGACATACAAATCAGAACAATCAGAATATTGGAAAGATATCATCGGTACAGGTGGTGATTTTAAGTTAGAAGAAGAAACGTTGGACTCTTAATAAAAGAAAAGTGACAAAAACGTTATTAGTTGATGGAGACAACTTATTTAAGATTGGATTTCACGGAGTAAGAGATTACTACCATGATGGTAACCATATTGGGGGGATATTCCACTTCATCAACGTACTCAAAAAGTTTTTAGAGGAGCATAATTACGATAAGGTAATTGTCTTTTGGGATGGTAATAACAATGCCACCCAAAGACGTGCTCTATATCCTCAATACAAGGACAATAGACGTGAGACGATGAATGAGATAAAGAAACAGTCGTTCTATCACCAGAAGTCACGTGTGCGTCTCTATTTGGAAGAAATGTTCATACGTCAAGTCACACTTGATGGGTGCGAGTCGGATGATTCAATTTCGTACTATTGTAAAATATCTGAAGATGAAAACAAAACTATATTTTCGTCAGATAAAGATTTAACACAGTTAATTTCCGATAAAGTACAAATTTACTCACCATTAAAAAAAGAATACATTAAAAAGGGTGATAAGGTAAAATTTGGTGCTATAGAAGTAATTCCTGAAAACGTTGTTACCCTTAAAGTTATTACTGGTGATAAATCAGATAATATTGACGGTATTCTTAGAATGGGTGAAAAAACGGTTTTGAAATTTTTTCCTGAGATAGTTGACAGTCCCACTTCTATTGACAATATTTTAAACCGTGCTAACGAGTTAATTAAAGAAGAAAAGAAAAATAAGACATTAATTAACTTAGTTGAGGGAACAACAAAAAATGGAACATTTGGAAAAGAGATTTTAGATACCAACAAAAAAATTGTAGATTTGTCAAACCCTTTAATAACACAAGATGGAAAAGAAGAGATAGATTTGTATTACCGAGAAGACTTGGACCCTGAAGGTAGGGGGTACAAGAATTTGATAAAGTACATGATGGAAGATGGACTTTTTAAATACCTACCAAAAAAAGACAACGCTTGGGTTGAATTTCTACAACCCTTTATGAAACTTACAAGAAAAGAAAAAAGAAGATTTAAAAACAAAAATTAAAATTATGAAAGAACAGAATGATGTAGTAAAGCTAGAGTTCCTTTTGAAATTAAATGAGAACATCGTAGTACAACGTTACTTCAACGTTAGAGGTTATAACCCTGACGCTCGTAAAAGTTTAGAATTGATTGAAACAATTCATGAAATTATTTACATAGTACAAAAAGATTTAACAAACAAATCGTGTTATTATCTACTTGAAAACTATGAGCAAATTTTGGTAGACGAAGAGATTCTTAATACCTCAAACACAGAAGGTCCTGAGTATTTTTACATGACAATTAAGATTGGAGATGAGACAATTTGTCAGTCTGGTTGGGACGCTAAAGTATACCCTCCTAAGGTAAGATATACGGTAGACATACGCCCAAGACTAAAAAATATACTTCGAGTGTTAACTGACATTTTTTCAACTGAAAATTTAACACATGAATATATGGGATATTCGTTGGATTAATCATATTTATTAAAACTCACACAAACTAAACTTAATTAGAAATTATGTCAGACGAAAAGAATTTTGGATACTTAGGAAACACATTTCAGATACAACTTTTAAACAACATTGTTTTATATAAAGATTTTGCTAATTCAATCGTTGACGTTCTAGACCCAAAGTACTTCGATAATCAATATTTTCGTTTGATTATGCAAATGATAAAAGAGTACTACGTTAAGTACGAACACGCACCTACATTTGAAACTTTAGAACAGTTAACTAAGAGTGAAATTTCTTCAGCTATGGCTCAAAAAATGGTCTTAGACATGTTAACACAGGTAAAAGACGCACCTTTTCAGGGTCATCAGTTTGTTCAAGAAAAGTCATTAAAGTTCTGTAAACAACAAGAATTACAGAAGGTTATGGGTAAAGCTCAAAAAATTATCGACAAGGGTGATTTTGAGAGTTATGACAAACTTGAAGAG